AAATATGGTCCCGTACTATCGTGACTTATTTTTGAATATTCATCAAAGGGCATTACTATTTCTTCTGTATATGCATCCCTAATTGAATAGAAACTTGAACTTGGTATAGCATTTCCTGTTAAGTAAATGGATTCTGTTGAAAAAGCTCTAGCAGGGAATTTATCTCTTGCAAATAATCTGAATTTTTTCTTAGAATTTCTATTATATATTTCTGTGTTATTTTTTAAATTCAAATCAAATTCCTCTCCTATCATAGAAAGTGAACCTGTACTATATACACTATCATCCCACTTAAATTCTAAAGCAGGGGGATAAATTGTGTGAGTATTTCTTGAAAACCAATTTAAAGTTCCTAAAGATTCTAATGATCTTTCTTGAGACTCAGGTCTTTTTACAATAAAACCATAATTAGAAATACTTTCTGAATAATGTTCTACTACAGCAGGAGTTAAATCTAAAGTCAAATCAAAATTATCTACCAAATCATAATTAGTATTACTAGCCCATGCACTCTGTGTATACCATACTCCACCCCCAGCATTTGAGCCTGTCCAAGAACCTGTTGTTCCTGATGTAAATGAAGATGTTGTCCATTGTTGATTTAAATTTAAATCAGTTCTATAAACCCAACTAACCCCATCTGTCTTTTGTGGTTGATCCGCAGAATGCCCAGTACCATTAGACCATTGTTCAGCCACTGGAAATACTTCAATAGATTGTGTTTGTCCTAAACTGAAATTTTCGGTTGTATATAATTTTAAAGACGCAGTAAAATTACTTGTATTAATTACTGTATTAATAACATCCTGTATATCTGATGTTTTAAACGATATTAAAAATCTACTATTATATATATCGGTAGCCGATATAATTCCTTTTTCTAATTGCAGAATTTCGTCTTTACCTGTGTTAAGGTTTTTTCTACTTACTACACCTTTATCTTCATATAATGTAGAATCTTTGTCGGGAAATATAAAATATCTTGCCATTTTTTTAAATTAAATATTAATAGGTTGTAGAAGTATTACTAGAAGCATTACTAGAAATATTACCATCTTCTCCACCACTCGTAACAACCTTTCCTCTAATATCAGAGTTAGGATTTTTTAATTCAAATATCATAGGATCTAAACTAGGATATAAAACCCCATCTTTAAGCGCTGTTTTCATATCGTACCTATATTTACTATATCCTGCGTCTTCTCCTGTTTTATTAATAAATTCACACTTAGCGACATTTAATACTCCTTTTACCTTGTATAATCTAGTATATAATTCACTTTTAGTTATAGGTTGATTTATTTGCATATTATCTATTTTATATAAATCTTGAATAGCACTAATACAATTTGTTAATACTGTATTGCTGTTTTCATTTGATGCTACACTTATTTCAAAATCAATTCCGAAATTAACAATATATCCATCTTTAATATTAATAGCATCTGTCATCATTCTATTTTGATCTAAATAGATCTTTAAATTTTCTTTAGTTGCTTCGTTAGTCAAACTCATTTTCCTATTAATATCATAAGATAACACATATAAATTCAAAGCTAAGGGATTATTAACAGTCTCAGTAGATGTTGGGGTAATCTGTTGATCTTGAGTAATATATGCTTTATCTATAGATCCAAATCGAGGATCCATAGATACCGCTCTCAATAAGTAATCCTCTTTAGTCACTGTTCTTTGTTGAGCAGCAAAATTCATTATAGAATTTTGTCTTACCTCTTCAATTGAATCTCCTGATGACCCTCCTGTAGCTGGTTTTGGATTATTAACAGCGACACTATTTATTACAAAATTAAGGAGTGAGGGAACTAAGTTTTCTTTATTTTTATATTTTTTACTACTAATTTCATTAATTCTGTTAGAAGGAGTATTTGATGTAACTCCTCCTCCAGTTAAATATGTAAATGTTAAAGTTGTATTTGTAGGTACCTCTCCGTAAGTTCTAGTTAGTAAGAAATTTGAGGGGTCAAAAGCATAATTTAAACGTGTTAATCCATTTAACAGTCCAGAACCAACATTATCAGGATTAGGGGTTATAATTTCATCTGCATTTGATGATATTCCTGAACCGAACATCAATTCTATATTTCCATTTCCATCTTTTACTCTAGTTGCAAATCTTTTTGGTACTTTTTTTAATCTTAATAAACTGGGGGTTTTATTTGAAAAACCTGATAGAGTTTGGTCAAATTTAGGTTTATTGGCTATTTCTTCATAAATAGTTTCTTGCCCCAAATATGGTACTTCATACCAATTATTTCCGTCACTATCAACACAACTAACCATCTCTATAAAGGAGGAATCATTAAATGTTAACTTATTAAATTTCTCAGGCCCCCCTACATTAAAGGTTATTTCTTTAAGTTCCCCACTTTTTGCTTTACCCTGTTTTTTTACAATATAATATTTGGGATTACCCGAATTATCATATTCATATACCCTAATTTCTGACGAATCATAACTTGAACTAAAACCAAAATTAACGTCGTTTATTAAATTAAATCTTGTTTTACCATTTCCAAAAGTAGAATCTTTTTCTAAAGTTATCCCATAGTTAAAATCAGGATCATAGTTAGAACCAGATGCAGGTAGTAATTGATATAAATCTACAACTACTGTTGAAGGGGTACTAATTTTTGGTTTATATCCTAATAAATAAGAGGCTTCATATATATTTTCTGTTTCTTGAGCTGTAGTTAGGAAATGTTCTTTTAATTGAGTATCCAAATAAAAACTTAAAACATCACCTACATAAGCTGCCATTTCAACAAATACTTGTCCAGGCTGTGCATCTGAAAAATCACTAAAAGTATTAGGAAAGTATACTTGAGCGAATTGGGTTAGTTGATCTTTAAAAGAAGTAAAATCCTTATTAAGGTATTTAATATCCTTATCTTGTACTGGTCTGTCTAATTGATTATATAAATTTGCCATTATTGTAAAGTAATTTCAAGTTGTTGAGGTTTTTCTTCAAATATAAAACTATATGTAAATACTATGTTAAGAGAATTTTCATCCCTATTCAAATTCAGATCTATATTTTGCACTGTTATACCATATATATATTGGTCTACTTGTTGTTGAATATTAGATTGAAGTGAACCTTCATCTATTTCATTTTCAAATAAATACTTTTTCAACCCTACACCGAAAGCGGGGTTTTGTAATCTTTCCCCAGGAGAAGTTAAAAATAAATTTATTAAATTAGCCCTAACTTGATTCCTGGTTAAATAATTCACATTAAATAATTTCTCACCCTCAAAAGGTAAATCGAGTCCTATACCCTGTTTAGGGTTTAAATCAACTGGAGCTGTAGGGGTTAAAATTCTTGCCATTATGGTCTAAAATTTTTCTTTTCATCCATTGCTTTCATTAAAGCAGAATAATCTTTTTTAAACACTGCCTCTAACCCGCTATTTGTAGGTGCTTGTGCGGTTGCAGCATTATTACCTACTGTATTTTCATCAACATACTCTGCAACCATACTCGGTTTCATTTGATCTAAAATAGAAACTGGTTCTTCATTATCACTCATTGATGTTGTATTATTTAAAACCTCGTTTAACATCTTGTTTTTAAGATTAAAACTAGGTTGGTTTTTTGTTGGTGTTGGAGTAGGGGTTTCTCCAATCGTCTGGTTAATTTCTCGCTTAATAGACGCTAATTTACCACTAAATTCTGCATCGTGTGTAATAATATTATTATCTCTCTGATTTAGAACTTCATTGAGTTGTTCTTTGATAGGTGTAATGTGTTTTTCAACTGCCATATCAAATTCTTCTCTTACTACTCTTCTTATTAAGCTTTCTAATAACTGTGTTTGTTTCATGATTATAAATATTTAATTTTTAAATTCCTCTGAAGGAATTGTTTTTACTGTGTATCTTATTATTTTTTCTGTTGAATTTGCTTCATATTCCTGTATTTTAATACCTGTAGTATTATATATTTCTATTAATTCGTCTAATTCTAATCCTTCTGTTGATTCTGAGGGTCCTATTTGAGTTATTAAATTCTCTTTTAAACAATCATCCATCATATTTTTTGAAACCCCCATTAATGACTCAACTCCATTATATGCCCCCTCTATATCCATTAATTGTCTTTCGAATACTTCTAATAGAGGAATTA